ACTATTCATTACATAGAAGTTACTATCAAACAATGTTGAAGCACCACTATTAGCAGTTATAGCATTACCTGCTGTGTTTATTTCTCCATAATCATGTCTATAATGGTCGTAAGTTGTACCAGTTGTCCAGTTTTTTCTTGGTATTGCTAGTGAAATATCTGAACTTGTTATTTTTTTCGCCGACATCAAGTCATCATACACATAATAATCTACAGAACCTACACTATCTACCGGTGTTGGTGGACTAGTATCTGTTCCATCATTAAATGCTTGGTCGTTTGCGAATGCTTGTGGTCTACCTATACCTAGATAATACACATTAGCCGCTGATTCCGTGAATGATTCCACAAATTGTTCCTGATTGTGGATTCTAAATTTGTTTGTTATTATTGCTGGCATTGTTTCCTCTTTTTCTTAATTATATTTATACGCTAACTTTCAGTAATTTCTGTAGGTAGCGCAAGATTTGTTTTTAAATCCCTATTTGTTATATCTTGGAATTGTACTAACTCGCCATCTAAACTAGTATTGTACGTTCCTGTTAATCTAAAACTAGCCCAGTTATGCATCTGCATAGGCGAGATCGCAGTAGTAACTGTACTATCTGAGGCACCACCTATTGTAGTTGTTTGAGCTCTACCCCCACTACCACTCATCATATTTAGTGCGTATTTGTTGATGGTGTGCATTCTTGGTCCACAATACGCATACCCATATTTATTTGCTGTTCCTCTAATTGTAATAGGATTAAAACCAACTCTAAATTTCAATGTCATAACTTGATTTAATGTCAAGTCTCTTGTATTTGTTGTAAAGTGTTCGCTAGTAGAATCTGTAAAGTCAGGATCAATACCTAATTCTGGTGTACCTCTTAAAGATGTACCATCTGTTGTTGTACCTAGTCTTCTACCAAAGATAGTAGAGAATAAAGTATTGATTACTAGGTCAGCACCTGGATCAAATGTTAATCCACTATTTACACCAGTGAAACTTCTAATCTGATTATTTACTTGTGTGGCCATATCCACTTGACCTGTAAAATAGAAACCAGCTGTATGCATAGTCTTTTTAAAACTATCTCTCCAGTCAGTAATTGATCTACCAACTTTAATTACATAAGAAAAATCCTGATAGTATAAACTATCTTGTATCTTCATTGTTGTTTCTGATAAGTGTCCATCTTCATTTAAGAATGTACCAGCAGTATCCACAACTGCGCCAACTGTAATAGTCGCTGTTGCTAAATCATTTTTAAGAACTGTCGCATTAATTTCTGAACTAGCGCCTGTGATTGTTGTATTAGCTAGAAACTCTCCAGTTGCATCTTTTACAACCAATAAGTTATTAGCAGAACTAAATGATACAAATGTTGCTGATATTGCTGTTGAGCTAGCATCAAAACCTGTAATAGATTCACCCTCTGTAAAATTACCTGCTGTTTTATCTTTTAAAATAATTGTACTAGGTAAACTCATTGTTGGACTAGGTGACGCTTCAAAACCTGCGCCAGTCTCAATCTTTTTAGTGTTAAGTAATCTACCTATCTCTGTACCATATGGAATAACTTTTGCTCCACTACCACCACTACCTGTTGATACAACTGCAGTAGGTAAAGATGTGAAACCACTACCAGAGTTTACAATTCTTATGTCTGTTATATCTTCATTACCTGAACCAGCTTCTTGTACAATTTTATTTCCAGTATAAACATCACCTCTTACAGTTTCATCTTCTAAAACAATATGGTCCGTTGATGTTGCGCCTGTTGTTCCATTCTCTGGTGTGATACCACCATTGACAACAGATACTTTTGCTACAACACCACCACCATTTGTATTTGTATTTGTAAATGTTAAATCATCACCTATCGCATAACCAGAACCAGCATCATCAATTAATAATTCTGTTATACCACCTGACCCTACGTTATCTACTTGAATAATTGCGCCTGTACCACCACCTGTTAGTGTAATGGCATCATCTGGTGTTAAAAGACCACCATCATTTGTAATAGAAACAATATCTGGAATACCTGTAACTGTTGCTTTTATGAAAGTATCTGTTTCATCTGTTTCGGTACCTCTTACTTCCTCAGATGTTACAAATGTACCTGAAATACTTTCTTGGTTTACAATAAATTCTGTGACCTCATTAGCACCTATTTGAAATTTAAATACGTTTTCAATTACCGCAGTGGCGCCAGATGTTTGACCAGTAATTGTTCTACCAATCAAATTTGATGTGTCGCCAACTGTTGCGATTGCTCTTAAAACTTTTTTAGTATCAAACTGACCATCTGATACTCTTAACATTTGTTCTCTAGGATAGAAAGTCTCTGAATCTAAATTAAATAAAAATCTAAAAAATACTTCGTGTCCTCTTTGTGTGCCTTTAGCTCTATATACAGATTTAATATTTTTAATTAGTTTTCTTTTATCAATATTTGTATCTAAAACTTCAGGTAGAGTATTTAAAAATTCATTTCTAAATTTTGTTAAGAAGTTTGAAATTGCTTTATCAGGATCACGGAAGTTTAATAAGTCTTGTATGTTATTAACTGGATTAGGTCTATAATTAGATATTGTTGCTCTCGCTGTAGAAGTAGAACCTATGATAACTTCATCTTTTATAAACTTATCTTGTGCTGATATGAATAATCTATTATTAACTAAATCCTCTGATAATACAGTGGCTGTGGCATTTGATGTTTGTCCTGTAACTGTTTCACCTCTAGTAAATTTACCAAAACCAGAATCTTCTAATAATATTTTATCACCAGCGTCTAGTGATGTTCTATCTGTATCTATTTTTGATGCGTTTAATATAAGACTGTTTGTTTGTGCTGTTTCTGTCTCTAATTGAATACCATCTGTTAACTCTATATTCGCCAGAGTAATCTCTGCCGATTCCATAAATCTATAATAAGTTTTTACAAACTCTAAAAATTTAGGGTGATCGCTAAGTACAAACTCTGGTACTTGTTGATTTATTAGGTTAGTTATCTTTTTGGTAAACTTTGCCATTAGTAGCTACTTGTTGTTGTGTACCCTACTCCTGCGTCAGAAGAGCCACCAACAAAAGTATCTGCACTAACTGTGATAGATGAATTGGCTGTATCTATTTCTAATATTTGATCTCTTACTGGAACCACATCATTTGAAGATGGTACTACTGTTAATTCTATTTTAGTTGATGCTGCGCCTCTGATGTTTTCTACACTTAACACACTTAAAGAGTTTATAGTTATTGCGCCAGTTGTATAATCTATCGTACCTTGTGTATTGTTTGCATAAACTCTAGTTGAGCCAGAAAAACTATATCGTCTTACATTACCTTGACCATCATCATCTAAATAAAAGACTGTAGAACTATCGCCAGATATTTTAAAACCTGAACTTTCTAATATACCACCAGCTTCTGCATTGTGACCTGAGTGTGGATTATTTAATGCGTTTCTAAAATATACATCATATTTTGTTGATGAGGCTAATGTAGGAGTAAAATCTTTTCTAATTTTTAAGGTTGTTATATTTGATAGTATTGAATTATCTGTACCATCAATTAATCCTGTAACTTTTGAATATCTAAACACACCATCGAATTGTGTTAGTGTATTTGTATTATAATTTGTAAGAGTTGTTAATACTTCTGATTTTAAAGTATCTGCTGTTTTAATTGTTGTCTTTTCATCAAATTTAACATTAGTTGTCAATAAAATTTTAGTTATCTCAGGATCAACAATTTCTGGTCTAACAGAAGCAACATTATATTTTTTTAATTGTGTCACAATATCTGTTTTAGTTGTATTCGTAAGTGTAGAACCTGATGCTGCTTTAATCGCAATCTTAACTACACCATAAACTGGGTTTTCTTCATCTTCACCACCCCAAGCTGAAACTGATTGGGCATTTGGATATATTGATTGTACTAAACTTTCATAATCTGCTGTTGTCACAGCTCTGTCTTGTGCTGAGTATTGTAAAGGTGCGTTAAATCTTATTGACTCTTTTGTTTGAGCCTCTGCACCACCTTGAGCATTTGATACCGTAGTTATACTTACATCTGAAAACCCACCTATATTACCAGATAGTGTAAATGAACTAGCGCCATTTGCCTCATCTTTATTTGATACAATATATTCTAGTATAACAATATTACCATCATCTAATTTATTTCCTAATACATCATCACCAAAGTAAACTTCAAACTTACCATCTTCCATCTCTTGTAAAAAGTAAACTTTAGAAGTTGCTGATATACTTGTTACACCTGTCGCTAGTGTATATGTGCTAGTTGTTGTATCACTAGCTGAATTTTGTACTGATACTTTTAAAGTTGAAGTATCTGCGCTAACACTTGGTATAATAAATCTTTGATCTACGTCTGTACTATCCACTGTATATTTAAATGTAACTAGTGTTCCTTCAAATACAGGTATGTTAGAATATTTGTAAACACCATTTGTTGGTGTTAAAACGTGTGATGCGTTTGTCACAAACTGATAAGTTTCTCCATCTACTGTAGTCGTAAATGCTGTACCTTTTGCCATAGTTATGGTAGCAGTAGTTGTTGGAATATTATTCATTAATATATCAATTGTTGCTGTAGGTGATTTTGGTGATGTTGGAGTATAACCTAACATTTTTGCTAATGATACAATATTTTTTCTTATGTCAGCGCTGTCTAGGTACATTTCATTTGCTAACATATTAGCATTGAAACCTAGATAATGTGTATTGTAAGCAAGTAAGTCTAGTAAGACAGCAAAACCAGAACCTTCAAAGTCATAATCTTGGAATTCTGATTGATCTTGTAAAAATGATTTTAAATTTGCTTTTATATCGTCAAAATCAAAATCTGAAACTTGTAATTTGTTGCTTGCCATCTTATCTTAATCTTTCTAAAAATGTTTCTACTGTAATTGGGTTTTGTATTCCTATAACATAAAATTTAATTTCAAGTCTATATGCGTTTCTATCAATATCAGGATCAGCCAAAATTTGCGTTATCTTTGCTCTTGGCTCAAAGTTGTTTAATACTTCTTCAATCTTTCTTTGTAAGTTAAGAGCAGTCAATGGTGTCATTGGTTCAAATAATAACGCTCTTACATTACCACCTAACTCTGGGTGAAAAGGTCTCTCAAAATGATTTGTATTAATTAAATTTCTAACACTTCTTTTAACAGCCTCAACATCAGTAAGTTTGTTTACATCATTTGTAACAACATTTCTACCAAAGTCTAAATCTAAATCTTTGTAAATACGAGTAGCACGTTTACTATTGTTAGTTGCGTTTAAATTGGCCATACCAATATTTATACATGATTAACCAGAGTTTACATTAGAACTTCCAGTAGAGGCAGCATTTGCAACCCAACTACCATGACCACCAGTTGCGTCACCAACTCTATGAATAGCGATACTATTTACTCTAACTGTTGAACTACCACCTACAGCAGGGTCGCCACAACTTGTAGAATCACCTACTCTAATTGATGCTGCGCTGTTTATTGATACATTTGGTGATCCACCAACATAAGCTGTTTGATGAAAAGGGTTAGGTGTTGGACTTGCGTGTCCAACGTGTTTATCTAAACCTGATCTAACACATGCTGGCATTATCTTCTTGCTTCTCTAGCCGCTTTTGCCGCTAATCGCTTTTGTTCTAGTATTATTCCTTGTCTAATTTTTCTACCCATAGGTATTTTTACTGATGTATTAATTTGTTTACCTTTTTTACTCACATATTCAACACCTATTACTTCATCTTTAAAATCACCTTGAACAGCCATTGTTGCTTTCTTCAAACTCATCGCTTCTTTCTCTTTTTCATCGCCATTTTTATTCCAAAACTTAAACATTCTCATTTTACTCATAATTTTTATGCTCCATTAAATAAATCTTCGTTGTT